TGATCTTTATCACCAACTTGAAGTTTGACAAGATGAAATCGCAGAAACTGCGCGATCACTTGGACGCACTGCAAAGTCGTTGCCATTACCTAGACTTGACTCTTGACACCATGCGTGACAAGATCTTGCGTATCAAGCAGATCGCCAAGGACGGTGTATTGTTTGATGGTTACGACTTTGAGCCCGAGACTCAAGACAGTATCTTTGAGTTCATGGAAACTAACCAAGCTCGTTTACGTGAAATGAGCCTGCGTATGGCATTGAAGATCGCAGACTTGCGTAAACTGAGTCCTGATAACTGGCGCCGTCTTGCAGAGACTACCTGCATGAAGGTAGCAGACTAAGATGGGTTGGGTAGCCGTAATTGCTGCATTGTATTTCGGCCACCCATGGTTGGCATTTTTCATAGCTGCCATGCTTTTACTGTGAGTGATTAAAATGGAAGTGTCGATTGTTTGGATGTTGCTGAATGGGTGGTTTGCCAAGCATTGCTTTGAGGATGGCGCTACAGTAACAGGATGGATCTGTTTGGTTATCAGTGCCTGGTATCTAGCCCGATTAATGGTTGAAATCTTTTAAGGAAACTGTATGTTTGAAATCTGGGATGGTGATTTGTTTTTGTACACTGTGGATTCCGAATATGAAGCTGATGAAGCTAAAGAAATTGGATTCCAAATAGTAAAGATCTCATAAGATTTTTGGCGTAAAGCCAAGAAACAGAGTCGCCAAAGTTTTTCTAGCCCAGCGACTCTTTTATACAGGCACTTTGGTGCCTGTTTTTTTGACTATCCTATTTAAGTATGTTACTATATACTATATGAAAAGATGCACAATTAAAATAAGCGATGAAGTCAATATCAAAATTGAAGGCCTGGATCTTGATGCTCGCAAAGAACTGGTAAAGAAATTCAAATACGATGTGCCCTACGCACGTTATCTACCAGCTGTGAGACTAGGTCGTTGGGATGGTAAGGTTGCATACTTCCAACTTGGAGGCAGCACTTACGTAAATTTACTACCTGAGATCTTGCCCATACTAGACAAACACAATTATGATGTTGAACTAGATGACCAACGCACGTACACAACCACATTTGAGTTTGATCAGGTGCATGAACAAACCTATGCACACAAATCGTGGCCAGAAAAACATCCACAAGCAGGCAAGCCCATCGAGCTACGTGATTACCAAGTAGAAATTATCAACAATTTCCTAGCCAACCCACAGTGCCTACAAGAAGTGGCCACCGGTGCAGGCAAGACTATTATGACAGCAGCACTAAGTGATGCAGTCAGCAAGTATGGTCGCAGCATTGTGATTGTGCCTAACAAGAGCTTGGTTACACAAACTGAAAAAGACTACATCAACATGGAATTGGATGTAGGTGTGTACTTTGGGGATAGAAAAGAATACGGGCGTAGTCATACCATATGCACTTGGCAAAGCCTAAACAATCTCATGAAGAACACCAAGAATGGCATAGGTGATTGTACCATACAAGAGTTCATTGAAGATGTTGTATGTGTTATTGTAGACGAAGTACATATGGCCAAAGCTGATGCATTAAAGACCTTGTTGACCACAGTGATGGCGCAAGTGCCAATTCGTTGGGGATTGACCGGAACTATACCTAAAGAAGCATTTGAAAGCCAAGCACTGCTGGTAAGTCTAGGCCCAGTGATTTCAAAACTGGCTGCTAGTGAACTGCAAGATCGAGGCGTACTGGCACAGTGTCATGTGAATGTAGTGCAGATGGTAGACACTGTGGAACACAAAACTTACCAACAAGAATTAAAATATCTATTGGAAGAATCGGGTCGACTGGATGCCATTGCACAGTTGGTGCTGCAAGTTAATGAAACTGGTAATACTCTAGTGTTGGTAGATCGTGTGGCACCGGGGCATGAATTAGTTGCAAGGCTAGGCGATCGAGCAGTATTTGTATCGGGCGCAACCAAAGGTGCTGCACGTCAGGAAGAATACGACGAAGTGGCCACAGCTACTGGCAAAATCATTGTGGCCACATATGGTGTGGCAGCGGTGGGTATCAACATACCACGCATCTTTAACTTGGTAATGATTGAGTCGGGCAAGAGTTTTACTAGGGTTATACAATCAATTGGTCGCGGTATCAGAAAAGCCGAAGACAAGGATCATGTGCAGATTTGGGATATCACATCAACATGCAGATTCAGCAAACGACATTTGGTCAAACGCAAGGCCTACTATAATGATGCTGAATATCCTTATACCCAGGAAAAATTACATTGGCAATGAGGTTGCATTTTTACAAAAAATACAGTACAATAAACTCATGCGTATCTTAACCCTTGACAACCGACCCTACGATCTCGATCATTTACCTGAAGAAGTAGATGATATGAGATTTGCTATATTAGACAATTCTGATCCAGCCAACCCTGACTATCATTACATACCATTGATCTTTTTAGAAAGTTTTAATGCACCTGCATTGGTATTACAAATAGGTGATGCAAGAATTAAAATGCCCATGGATTGGCAAGTGCTAATTGGAGAACCCGATGTGGGTGATTTAGAAATGCTACCACTCACCAGCATCAATGATCGTGGATTTAAACTGTTTCAATTCAATCCTCTCTCCAGTTTCCGGCCAAGTTTTCCGCCTATTGAAATTGTAGATGTATATCAAGAAGTAGCGTGGTATGCACCCAAACTAAAAAATGGGCAGATGTTATGCGTTCCTATCAATGATGCACCGCAACCTGACTGTGTGTATTTTGTCAAAGACATTAGCCGTAACTGTGAGATTGTGGACTATAACAAGGCTTGGTAAACCATGACAGCATTAACCATCGAAGAAAAAATCAAAAACTTTCCATCGGTCAATTACACCAGTTTATACGAAAGTGTCGATCGTAGAAAATTCATGCAAGATCAATTTGATCAGTATGGTATCACAAAAACAAACGTGTATCTCACTGAACGATTTAATAAAATTTCCTCCATGATAGATATCACTGGATCGGGCAGATTCATGAAAGAAGTTGTTGTTCAGATGGGCACCATAATTTCTCATCTGAATCTGTTGAGAAATTGGTACGTGTCAACTGACGAGGAGTATGCTATTTTCTGCGAAGATGATGTGAGTTTTGAAAGCATAGATCATTGGAATTTTACCTGGGATGAGTTCGTACAACATCTTCCGGCAGATTGGAATGGAGTACAGCTGACCAAGGTACAAATGCCTTACTGCAATCCAGCTGGCGAACCAAACTTAGCAATCAAACTCACACGTGGCCGATGGTGGGGAGCATATTCCTTGTTCCGACGCTCCTATGTTAAACTTCTGCTGGATAGAACCTGTCACGGATACAACACCTACAATCTTGATTTGATTGACATCTATGGGGATCAGTATGGCCCTATTATAGAAAATCTCTTGTATCTACAGGCCCCTGGCATTTATAATTTTCCAATGTTGGTTGAACATGACAAACTCGGCACCACTTTTGAAAACAAAGTGGTAATCACAGAAGGTGCCGAAGTTGCAAATGATGCACAGTATTGGTCGCATCGAGTGGTTTCACAACAATGGCGGCTGAATGGACCAACATTGGATTTCAAAGATGCAATGATCGTGTTGAACTAGCTCAATGCCAATATTCGAAAGTCCCGATGGTGGTAATACAGTGTACTCTCGTGAGCACGGGTCTGACCAACGTGAGTTGATCAGCACTCACGATGCTAGAACACATGATGGCAGACCCTTACATGATCACATCATGGAATCAAAATTGTGGGGTAACATTCGCAGAGCAGCTGATACCAATCCCGCTTTACAAGATGCCATTGAACGTGTTATAATGATCTATCACCTGACTAAAACAAGATGAGCAATAATTACAATTTGGATATGACACAGGTACCTGGACAAGATACTTGGCAACACATTGACGATAATTGGTTACATCTATGTGAAAGTAAGTCTGTGGTGGAGATAGGTCCATACGGCGGCTGTATTAGTGAACGTATCATAAAACATCGGCCAACTAATCTCACATTGATTGAGGCAAATAAGAGTGCAGTCGATCAGTTAAAATTAAATCCCAATTTAGCATCATGCAAAATACTATTAGGCGATATGCATCATGATTTGAATCAAGTTGGACCAGTAGATGTAGCTATTGTGCTAGGAGTAATTTATCATAGCCATGCCCCATTGTTGTTGTTAGAGCAACTGGTAAACTATTGTGATCCGCAAACTATACTAATTGACTCTCCGGGTAAGATGCTGAGTTGGTATCAAGAACCCATTAACTCCCCGGGCATGAGATATGTTGTATCTGACAAAAAAACTTGTGGTATTGTAATACAGATTAATGAAAGATTGCTAATAGCAGCTATGATAAATCTTGGTTATCGATTACATACAAAAGAGATTTTACCTGAAAATTTAAGTTTAAAATCTGACTGGCCAATATATCAATTTGAAAAAAACAATGGATAAACTACACATCAGCAATGAGATGCGACAAATGGACGCAAAGAATAGAGCATTCTATGATGAACTCACAGTTGAAGAACGCAAGAAGTTTTCAACATTCCTCATGGTGCGTTGGGGCAGCACAGTAGATGGTACCCAAGAACTACAAGAATATTATGTGCAGAGTGTGAATCATTATCTCAACAAGCACTTCTTTACCATGCACCGGCATCCTAAACTGCAATGGCTTATGGCCACAGCAGCCAGCCCGGGCATGGGATCTATGCGGCATAGTTGGATTTCTCTCAAGAAGAAAGAAGCCGGGGATTCAGCCATGAAGAAGCAATTGCGTGAGTTGTATCCGCATTTCAAAGAAGATGAAATTGATCTCATGTCCACAATGACCACTAAAAAAGAAGTCACACAACTCATCCGTGACCATGGCAACGACAAGTAACTTCACATGTAAGTATTGCAATCGATCATTCAGCAAGGAATCTAGTCTGAGTGTGCATGTGTGCGAACAGAAGAAACGCTATCAAGAATCTTCTGAACGTGGTGTGCAATTAGGTCTGCAAGGCTACTTGAAGTTCTACGAATACACACAGGGGTCAGCCAAAGTCAAGTCTTGGGATGACTTTGCCACGTCACCTTACTATCGTGCATTTGTCAAATGGGGGCGATACTGTGTGGATGTTCGAGTAATCAGCCCTGTACGTTTCCTAGAGTGGTTGTTAAAGAACAACAAGAAGATCGACAACTGGTGCAGCGATAAGCTATACACAGAATATCTTGTGGAATATGTGCGCCGAGAGGCAGTAGATGATGCATTGTCTCGTGCGATTGAATATGGCATAAACTGGAGTGAAAAACAAAATGCTCCTTCTCATGACTGTTTAAGATACGGCAGCGCAAATGCCACCTGCTATGCAGTCACTACAGGTAGGATAAGTGCATGGGTGATTTACAATAGTGAATCAGGACAGAAGTTCCTGAGTGAACTCAATTCAGAGCAAGTGGCAATGATATGGCCTTATATTGATTCAGACATATGGCAAAAGAAGTTTGTGGATTATCCGGCAGATCAAGCGTATGCACAAGAAATTTTAACACAAGCAGGATGGTAATGAAAAAATTAGAAATTAATGCAACTGGCTTGGTGATTGAATTTTTAAATCGATATCAAGTGTGGAAAGATTATAATACGTTACATCATCCATCTTTGGAAAAAATTGTAGACATACGAAATAGTAAAACTGGAATACCTTGCATTCAATATAGCGATGTTGATGCTGTAAATCGATGTGACGCTCCGATAATAGTCATTGATTGCATAGAAGAAGGTAAACATGCAGCAGTCTGGTTTAATCAATATAATAAAGACAAACACTACATTATAGTTGCCAG